TAACTAATTTTGTAGACATGGTGTCAGATATTCTTGAGGCCAGTTACAGAAATTCAAGTGACGTAGACACACCACTTTCAAAAATTAATAGATCTCAATATCAAGCTTTTTCAAACAAAAGTTCTACAGGTCAGCCATCACAATATTTTGTACAGAGATTTATAGATAAAGTTACAGTGACTTTATATTTAACACCAGGTAGCACACAAGCTGGTGAGTATCTATATTTCTATTATGTCAAAAGAATTCAAGATGCGGGTAAGTATACAAATGAAGCCGATGTTGTTAACAGGTTTGTACCATGTATGTGTGCAGGTTTAGCATATTATATGGCCATGAAAAAAGCACCACAAAGAATACAAGAGATGAAATTAATTTATGAGGATGAAATACAAAGAGCGTTAGCAGAAGATGGTTCACCTGCTAGTGTTTACATTTCACCTAAAACTTATTACCCAGAGATATAATGGCAAAATTTGCAAAAGGAAAATACGCATTAGCAATTTCAGATAGAAGCGGTCAAGCTTTTCCGTGGAGAGAAATGGTTACAGAGTGGAATGGAGCTTTTGTTCATATTACAGAATATGAAAAAAAACAACCGCAGTTGGAACCAAAACCTTTTGTGGCAGATCCTCAAGGATTAGAACAGGCAAGACCTCAGCGTTTTGATTTAAACACTGGTGGTGGAGGAGGAATTATTGCTGATTTAACTTTACCTGGATCTTTTTCTTTTCAAGATCAAAGTAATAATTCTATGGTGCCAGAAAATCCATCTGATATAAATAGAAGAAGAGAAGCGAGTTTAACTTTAGGAGATGTGGCGGTAACAATATCATGACATATACAGAATTAGTACAAAAAATTAGAGACTACACGGAGGTTACAAGCACAGTTTTAACTGATACTATTGTGAATGGTTTTATTGAAAATGCAGAATTTAGAATTTTAAGAGATGTAGATTCAGACAATAATAGAAGATATGTGACCGCTCAAATGGTGGCTAGTCAAAGATTTATAGATACCCCTGAAAACCTATTGGTAATTAGATCAGCTCAGATTGTAGATTCTGCAGGGGTTGGAGTGGCTAATGATAGAGACTTTTTACAGTATAGAGATACCAGTTTTATGTCAGAATTTAACAATTTAGAAGTTCAAGGAACACCTAAATATTATAGTAACTGGGATGAAAATACGATAGTTGTGGCTCCTACGCCTGATCAAACCTACACCATACAATTAAATTATATCTTGAAACCAGATGGATTATCTAGTACAGTTCCCACTACATATTTAAGTTTGAATTTTCCCAACGGACTTTTGTATGCATGCCTGGTCGAGGCATATGGTTTTTTAAAAGGGCCAAATGATCTCTTGCAATTGTACGAAGGAAAGTATAAACAAGTGGTAGAAGGCTTCTCAATAGAACAAATGGGAAGAAGAAGACGAGATGAATATCAAAGTGGTGTTCCTCGTATAGGTAAATAGGAGATAAACATGGCAATAACACAAGCAATTTGTAATTCGTTTAAGAAACAACTACTAGAGGGTGATGCTAATTTTTCAAGCTCAAGTGGTGACAAATTTAAGATAGCTCTTTATACTTCTTCAGCAACTCTAAACTCATCGACAACTGCATTTACTTCTTCTAATGAAGTTCCTAACAGTGGTCAATACACTTCTGGTGGAGGAGCACTTGTAAACTTAGCAACTTCAATAACAGCTGGTGTAGCGAGAGTGGACTTTGCAGATAGATCCTTTACTGGAGTTACTATAACTGCAAGAGGAGCATTGATTTATAATACATCATCTGCGGTAACAAACGCATCTGTATGTGTTTTAGATTTCGGTGGAGATAAAACAGCTACTTCAGGCGTATTTACAATTCAGTTTCCAGCACAGACTTCAACAGCAGCGATTCTAAGGATCTCTGGTTAATCGTAGGGGGTAAACTCCTATGAGTGGATCAGGAACTTGGAGCAGCGGCTTTTGGGGTCAAAACCAATGGAATGATTTAGCAAACCCAACTTTAATACCTACAGGTATTGCTCTTACTGCAACTTTAGGTGATGAGTCAACTGTTGGTGAGATTAATGTAGGTTGGGGTAGAGCCAACTGGGGTGACTTTGCTTGGAACATTGCTGGTAACGTTCTCCCTACAGGTCTTCCTGTAACAGGGGCTTTAGGTAGCCCAACAATTCACATTGATGTAACTGCCACCACTTCAACAAACAACGGTCAATTAATGACCGCTAGTCTTGGAACTACCACCAACATCGATATTCAAACAAAAGTATTTCCAAGCGGTATTGCAATGACTTCAGCTTTAGGAGTAGCTGATGCTGGTCCTGACGCAATGGCTACAGGTATTGCAATGTCCATGGGACTTGGAACCATTGAAGCCTTTAACCAAACAGGTTGGGGTAGACAACAATGGAACGTAAATGCATGGGGAGTTGAAGGTCAGTTTGCTACTGCAACTGTAACTGGAATAGCCATGACAGCAGCTGTAAGCGCACCACAAGCTGTCAAAGGTGATGCAAATTTACAATTAAGTACTTTAAACGTAGCTCAAGTAACTCTTGGTAATGTAGATCCAGCTCCTGATGCAATGATCATTGGTCAAGCAATGGTTGCAAATTTAGGTAGTGCTGCAGGCTTAGCTGGAGCAGTAGTAGATCCAAGTGGGCTTCCAATGACTGCTACTTTAGCTAGTGTTACAGCGGTTCCAAGTCAAGAAGTGGATGTAACAGGCATATCTATGAATGCTCAATTAGCTAGTGTGACGGCTGTTATTCACGTAGATATTTCAGTGACTGGTTTAGAGTTGACTATGGGTCAAGGAAATGGTAATGCTTTAATCTGGAACGAAGTTGATACAGGTTCAGCGCCTATAGATCCTCCAGGCTGGCGAGAGGTGGCTGCATAAAGAGTTTGACACAAACTCATTATTTTAATAAAATGAATACATAAGGAACAAAATATGGCGAATTCAACATCTGCTAACCTAAAACTTACAGTTCAAGCAACTGGTGAAAATTCAGGAACTTGGGGACAAATTACAAATACAAATTTATTAATTTTAGAACAAGCGATTGGTGGCTTTACTACTTTTAACGTAACCAACGCCAATAGAACTTTAACATTTTCTAATGGTGCATTATCAAATGGTAAAAATATAGTTATTAAATTAACAGGAACTCTTGCAGCAAATAGAACAGTTAGTATACCAGATTCAATAGAAAAAACTTTTTTAGTTCAAGATGCATGCGATCACGCAGGAAACACTTTAACTTTTAAAACAGCATCTGGAACAGGTGTTCTTTTATGTGAGGGTAATTGTTACAATTTATATTCTGATGGAACTAATATTGAAAAAGTAAACGAGTATAGAAAGTGGAGAGTAGTATCTGCAGCTGAAACAGTTCAAGCAGGTGCTAAACTTTTAGTAAACACAAATGGTGGAGGAGTAACAATTACGCTTCCAGCATCTCCTGCTACAGGAGATGAGGTCCACTTTGTAGATCAAGGTTATGACTTTAATAGTAACGCATTGACTGTTGGTAGAAACTCTTCTAATATAGCGAATGCAGCATCAGATCTTGTTGTAAACACACAAGGTGCAGCTTTCGGATTAGTATTCTCAGGAGACGCTACAACAGGATGGACTTACACGGAGAAATAATATGTCAAATTACGAAGCAACAAAATACGATTTTTCAGGGGCAAACCTTACAGGTATCGAGGGAATTCCCACAGCTACTATTGTGCCGTGGTCTTCATCTTCAGTGCCAACAGGTTTTTTAGAGTGTAATGGAGCAGCAGTTTCAAGATCAACTTATTCTGCATTGTTTGCAATCGTAGGCACAACTTACGGAGCTGGTGATGGCGCCTCTACTTTTAATTTACCTGACTTACAAGATAACGTAGCGGTCGGAAAATCTAACAATAAAGCTTTAGCATCAACTGGCGGAGCAAACACAGTTCAATCGACTGGAAACGTGGGTGGATCAACAGCTAACGCAACTCTTTCAACAGCGCAGCTAGCATCTCACACTCACAATGTAAATCAAAATGATCCAGGTCCGAGTAAAGGAGTTCTTCCAAACAGAGCAGGATCACTTGCAACTAGTAGTACTGGAGGAGACTCAGGTCACTCTCACAACATGAGTGCAACTTTTACAGGTGATTCAACTTCAGTTTTACAACCTTACTTAGCAGTAATCTATATAATTAAAACATAGGAGAAAATATGGCAACAAACTCAAGATGGGTAGTAGTATTTGACGATAAGAAAATAACTAAAAAATATGATGAGGGGGCAGAGGAAGGTGCAGGGCACAGACTTAAAGATGATCCTATTTGGAATGAAGCAAAATTTGCAAATATTTGGGCTATCCAATACGGAAATAGTGTACCTACAGATTCTGTAGAATATAGAGATGAGACTCCTCATTCTATTTATGATCCAGCTGTGTTAGGAGACTTTCAAAGTCAATTTATAGATAAATGGGATGCTGCTCAATTAGTAAAATTACAAAATACCTGGGACGATGATAACGTGGAGGGTGAATCTGAATCTGATAAACTTGCTAGACTAGGTGCCAGACCTACATCCTATACTTCTAATCCGTAAAAGTTTTACCTGTCTGCATTGAGTTTCATCCAGGATGTTAGAATATATTTTTCTCCAGATAAGGGTGGATTACCTCTATGAACATAAGGAAAAGCAGCAGGCCAAATAACTATCCTGCCTGTTTTAGGTTTTACTCTTTTTGAAAAATGTAAAAACTCTGTTTCACCACCTTCTTCTATATCATTTAAATAAACAGAAAAAGCAAACGCTCTGGGCTCCGTATCATATCCTCTACCATGCTCAACATGCCAAATATGATATCCCTCTGTAGGTAAAGTTTTTTGAATCTTTATATCCGTAAAATAAAATTGATCTATACCATAAGCCTCCCTAGCTCCAGTGGTTTTCTCATAGTGTTTAAATGCCATATCAAAATTAATAATTAAGGATTTTAATTCTCTCCACCATACATTAATGTTGTTAGGCATTGCAAAACATTGCTGATCTTGTTTATCTAAAACGGATGCATTTTCAAAAGCGACTCTATTTAAAGTTTTTTTAAATTTATCTTGATCTTCAAAAAATTTTATAGCTTTATCACACTCTGATTTAAGAATATAATTATCGTAAATACCTATAAAGTTATCTATATTAGCTGTTTTTTCATTCATTTGGATCTTTCATTCATTATAAAAGTAATATATAAGGTATTATATGCTACAAAAATTAAATTTCAAGGCTGGTTTTAACAAACAAGACACAGAATCGGGGGCTGAAGGTCAATGGACTGATGGTGATTTTGTTAGATTTAGATATGGTTTACCTGAAAAAATAGGGGGATGGCTTCAGTTAACTGCAGCTAATAAAACTCTTCCAGGTGCTGGTAGAGCACAAGTAGCTTTTTCTAGTTTTGCTGGTGAAAAATATGCAGCCATTGGAACATCACAAGGTTTATTTTTATATTACGGAAATGATTTTTATGACATTAGTCCGTTAGATACAGCGATTACGGGATGCACTATCACCACTGTTAATAACTCAAACGTTGTTACAATTAATAAAGGATCTCATGGATTAGCGGTGGGAAGATATATTACTTTATCGGCTGTAACAGTAACTGGAGCCAGTGCATTTACAGCCGCAGATTTACAAAAAACTTATGAAATATTAACTGTCCCTGATATTGATAAATTTACAATACAGGCAGCTAGCGTGGAAACAGGTTCTGGAATGACTGCCGCTGGAGCTGCAACTGTTAATCCTTATGTTATTGTGGGGCCAACCACACAAACAACTGGATATGGATGGGGTACTTCTACTTGGAATACATCTACGTGGGGAACGGCTAGAGCAACAAGTGACGTTGTTTTAGATCCAGGAAACTGGAGTCTTGATAATTTTGGTGAAGTTTTAGTGGCTACAATATTTAATGGACAAACTTTTACTTGGAACGCTGGAGCTTCAAATGCTAGAACAATTAGAGCCTCTAAAACAACTTCAAACTTTCAAACTACAAACAATCCTACAGCCAGTAGATTTACATTAGTATCTGACAGAGATAGACATTTATTTCACTTTGGAACAGAGACAACTATTGGTGACACCACTACGCAAGATCCTATGTTTGTAAGATTTTCTAATCAAGAAGATTTAAATACTTATGCTCCCACCGCCACCAATACGGCAGGAACTTTTAGATTAGATACTGGTAACGAAATAA